TGCTAATCAAGGTAAATACGAGGAAGCTTGTCATCAACTTGATAAGTGGGTCAAGGCTGGTGGTGGCAAAGTAAAAGGTTTGGTTAACCGTAGGGCAGATAGTAAAGTCAACCTCTGCCTTGCTGGACTTAAGAAGTGAAACCCTTAGCTCTTATCCTGATACTCTTTCTATCTGCTTGTGGTGCCAGTCCTCTAAGCCTCTTGACAGGTGGTGGCCCAAAAATTGCGGCCAATGTTCAAGCTGGCAAAGAGAACACACAACAAGCTGTGGTAAGTCAAACGAAAACAGAAGCAGGTAGGGATGTGATACAACAAACCTCTCCTGTCATAGCAGAACAAATCAAAGAAGTAAATATCCAACAAACCCCGCTATGGATGCTCATCCTTCTTATCCTTGGGTGGCTCTTGCCATCCCCTAATGAAATTGCAAGATGGATCAGAGGGCTTTTTAAGAGATGGAATACTTAGAATATATAATCGCTTCAGGTATAGCTGCAATCTTCTCAGGAATTTCTTGGCTAATCCGTAGGGTCTTGACTAACGAGAAACAGATTGACCTTCTCCATAATGAAATCAAGGAGAGGGATATCCGTAGGCAAGAAGACCGAGAGATTATGAATGAAATAAAGACTGACCTTAAAGAAGTCAAGCGAGATGTGATCGAACTCTACAAGACACAACCTGACAAATAAAAATACCCGCTAGAATCCTTGAGTGGACTCTAGCGGGTTTTCTTTTAGTTTAATACCTATAGCAGAACATGAACAAGGCTATGATGACTGCAACGATCATTAGGAAGTCCATCATGCTGGTTCTCCCCAAGCGATACACTTGAAGTGGGCAATCTCTTTAGGGCTTCCTTCTTCTTTCTGTAGGGCGTAGTTACGGTCTAGGATAGCCACAGCCTCTTGAATACAATCCTGTTTATTGTTGTATACAACCTCTGATGTGGCAGAGTAACAGAAGGTGCTTGTGGTACTACAAACTAAGAAGACTAGTGTTAGCATTTTTCTCGGACTCCAGTTTAGCAATGAGAAGTTCAGCGTAGTGGATAACCTTCTTCAGGTCTTCAATGCCACCTTTCTGTTTGTAGCGACAAGTGTACTTGATGATTGACCCCTCACAGAACCCTAGTTGATTAGCTAGGATAAACTCCACAGGCTGAATCTTAAGGGTCTTGTAGTGGGAGCCACCTACTTGTTGGTCAAAGGGGTTGTAGGGCACTTCTTCTTCTTTCATTAGATACCTTCTTCATAAAAAGCGATCAGCCATTGCTTACAGATGTCACTTCGTACCACGTCATCAATACCAAATTCAATAATAGCTGCATCAATGTTGTACTTCTTTGCTAGATGAATAGCTTTAGATAGTCCAGACTGTTCCTTGATATCAGACTGACGAATGTCACCATTCATAACTAAAGTACAGTTCTCACCAATACGAGTGGTGAGCATCTTGAACTGAGCCACATCAAGGTTCTGACACTCATCAGCTAGTACAAAGGCATCATTGAACGATGACCCTCGCATGTACTCTAGTGGAGCCATGACGATGTTACCATTCTTGATCCCAGTCTCAAGGACACCAGACCCTAGCTGGCTTTCTAGTACACTCAGGACGGGCGAGAGCCAAGGACCGTACTTCTCTTCCATTGTACCGGGAAGGGCACCCAGCGACTTCCCTACGCTCACAGCGGGGCGTGTAATGATGATCTTGTTGATCCTACGGTTAGCGTAGAGATTAGCTGCATATGTAGCTGCAACAAACGTCTTGCCTGTACCACTAGGACCAAGGACAATCAACTGAGTGTTCTTCTTGAGTGCTTCCAGATAGAGCCTTTGATTTTCATTGAGGGGGACTAGGTTTACAGTCTTGGTTGCAGCCTCTTCTTCAGCACCCTTGAACTTAGTTGCACGCTTACCACGAGGCTTCTCAGGGGTCATTGGACTTCTACCACAACAGCATCCTTATCCATTTCAGTAAGTACATAGCCCATCATAAACTCTAGGTCCTCAATCTTCTCGTTCTGTTTCCACCAGAGGTAGCCAATAACTGCAATACCAACAATTTAGAGATATCGAAGATCATAGTCTTTTCTTTCTTTGTTGTAGAAAAAGGAAGGCCCCGTAGGGCCAACCAATTAGGTAAGGTCTACCATCTCGCAGCTACCACCAGCGCAAGCAAATGTGCTAGTGCCTTTAGAGGTATCTTCTTTCTCATAGTCACTCAGCTTAGACCAGTCAATCCGTGCAGGCATCAGGGCAAGTGCATCATTGTACTCACGCTCACTGCACTCTTGGTAGGGTGCTTGTTGGTAGGTATGATCGCTGTGTGGCAAGAAGGAAACACCAGAGACTTCATCAAAGTACTTGAAGACCCAAGCACCCACTTCCATCCACTCATGGTCCCGTACAGTCACAGTAACAGATGGCTTATGCTCACACCAGTGTCGTTGGTATGTAAGCCACATCTCAAGTTGTGCAAGAGCAGTCATGTCATTTCGAGTAACAGCACCTACAGGAGACTTCTGTGGGAAGCTGAAGACAGTTGTGGCATCAGGCTTCATTACGTCAGGTTCACTAGGGATACCCTGATCCTTCATAAACTGGGTCAGTGGGTCCTTATTGTCACCCCGAACAGTCCTAATGTAATAGGGAGAATGACGAGCGTGAATGCCAGAAGCGCTGTCAACAAGTTGAGATACCGTGCCGGAAGGTTTGACACAAGTGATAGCAACAGATGGATTGATACCAAGTTTAGCAGCCCATTCAGCGTTAGTAGATACAGCAACATTCTTCAAGCGCTCCAAGATTTCTGGCAAACTACCATCAACAGTGTGTAGATGATGCGTCAAAAGTTGATTGTCCATAATCCCAGTCAAGGATACACCAAGCAACCGTTCTTCTTCAGTGTTGTCCTTCCATACCTTACGGAGATATGGGAAGTGCGTCAAGGTAGATTGGATAGTGCCAAGGATGGCAGCGATACGAACCTTACGCTCAAGGTCTTCTAGTGTGTCTGTGGCACGTACAACAACCTCTGACAGGTTACAGAACTGGTAGGGTCGAAGGATAATTTCGCTACAGGGGTTAGTACCGAACTCATAGTTAGGATCACGACGACCACCCTTGATAGCCTGCTTCTTACTAGCTGGACGAGAGAAGATGCCACGCTCACCTGACTTGCTCTCTACCAGAGACAGCCACTCACGCATGAAGGTTTCCATGTCGGGCTTCTCTGTGTAAGCTACAGAGTTATTAGCCAGAGACCGTTGACCATTCTTCTCCCACCATTGACCACTCTTAGCATGACGCATACGGTCATCAGAGAGGTTAGACAAGCTGATCATGGCTGATCGACGTACACCACCAACAACTACAACCTCACCGATCTTACACATCAGGTCGTGGCATTCAATAGAAGAAAGCTTACGTCCTTTAGCCCCAACAAAGGTATTGACTGTGAAGTTGAAGAGTTCGATCAGAGGGGCAGGACCTGATGCTCGACCACCAAAGGTCTTGAGCTTGGCACCAGAGGGACGAACCTTATCAGTGTTCCAGCTAGGGATTTCACCAGCATAGAGCAGGCTGATAAGCTGACGCAGAGACTTAGCCCAACCCTCTTTGCTATCCTTGACACCAATGACAGTATCGCTCTTGAACATCTGCTCAGGTACATCAGGAAGCTTGCTAATATACTGACGCTCAACAGAGAACCCTACACCTGTACCACAGAGCAAGATGAACATAGCTTCATCAAAGGACTTGGGGTCATCCACAGGCATGTAGGAACAGTTGTAGCCTGCTGTGTTGTCACGCTCAAGGGCTGGTCCTGCTGTCATCATGGTGCGCATAGAGGGCATGACTTCAAGGTTTAGGATAGCTTCCTCAATATCAAAAGCCGTATCGCGGTCAACCTTATCGCGTACTACATTCTCAATATAGCGACCAACGGTCTCGGCCCAAGTCTCTCGGCGGTTCTCTGTGTCGAGCCAACGGGCATAACGTGATGTGGCAATGAAGGCTTGGTAGTCAGTAGGAAGGTAGTTGCTCATTTATTCTTTCTCTTATTCAACAATGATTGCTAGACGGTGTGCTTGTACCACAAGACGGTTAGGTGTCAAGTCACATTTACAGGTTAGTGGGGTTTGCTTAGACCACTCTACGAGAACCACAGGAACACTCTTATCCCTAATGCTCTCTAGTTTGGTAATCAGTTCTTCAACGGTCATGTTACCTACCTTAAATCGCCAGAACCCTTGATGACATTACGTTCAGCACGATCCTTGAGCTTAACCAGAACCATGTTGGTAATCTCACTGAGTTCATAGCCAAGCTCTTCAGCACACATAGCTAGATACCAAGCTACATCACCAAGTTCCTTAGCAGCAGCTTTGTCATCAATGTGACCATCACGGATCATCTTCTTGATATGACCACCAAACTCACCACACTCATTCATTAGGCCCAGTGTGACGTATAGTAGTCCAGTATCCTTCGGGTAGATGGCTGTCTTCTTGCACTCATCTTGGAAGGTATCAAACTCTGACTTGAGTTCCCATTTAGTCATTACTTAATCCTACTTTCAAAGATAGTATAAAGAGTTGCCCCAAGCAAAACAAGCAAGAAAGGTGCCCAAAATGGTGAGAGCACCCACCACCAAGACCAAGCAATAAAGTTTGTCAACTTAAGGGTAATAAAGATTAGCCCCAGTACACCAAGCAAAGGTAGTTCACCCATCAATAATCATCCTTGTATCTCTCCAAGTATACATAGCCTAGTGTGTCTAGCACATCAAGGACTTTCCATAGGGTCAGGTTGTTCTCTTTTAGGATATTGACGAAGCCGTGGTCTTCAATAATCTTTAGGATTTCTTCTTTAGTCATTTTCTAGGGTACAACCTTGTGACGGCACTGTGAGAGGAATCAAATAGGAACCAAGCGAAGTCATCTGTACTGGACTGCTTACTGTCTTTAATCCACTTGACACGGCCAATAGGAACAACCTTCTTACAGATAGCCATGTAAGGTGCCATCCTCTTGTTGCAAGCATAGCCAAAGGGAAGCAGTAGCCAAGTTGGCTTTAGTGTAGGGAACAACTCTAGCATCTGTTGTAGTGTTGTCCACTCAAAGGGTGGGTTAGTGATCAGTAAGTCAATCTCAAAGAGGTCTTCAGGTACTAGGGTCAAGGCATCTTTCTTGACGATACCATCTGCTTGTGGTTCAATGTCATACTGTAGTCTAGGCCACAAGGCATCACAGGTCAAGCTCTCAATGTGCCTAGATAGACGACCATCACCAGCACAAGGCTCACAGAAGGTCCCGTACTCAGGCAAGTGAGCAATGAGTGGCTCTACAGCCTTCTCTGGTGTGGCATACCAATCACGGTCACGTCTAGGCTTCTCTGTGATGTTGTTACTCTTGACCTTAGCTCTCTTAGCCATTTCCATACTCTTTCTGTAGAGCTTTGAGGCTAACCCACTGCATGTCGTAATCACCGTTTTCAATATAGCGCTTAATGACGACACCTTTGCTCCACTCCGAGTTTGCTTGTCCTGCCCACTTTTCTTCTGCCCCTTTGAAGCATCCTGCAACAAGACCATTGAGCGGTTTAGGTCGAGCATCAGCTTTCCTGTAATAGTGAAACTTATGACTGTGACCAACAGTGCAACTATAGGCCAGCTTTTCAACAAGGCTATAGCCATGATGCTTAGTAGACATTGCTGAACCAAAGTTACCACTAGATACGTAATGACCGTAGAGCACACCATCGTAGTCAACAAGGGCTGGTCCAGAGTTTTTGTAGGCGTGGTACTCATCGAACCAGTGGTCTGTTTGAAGATGGGAAAATGAGATTCCAAACTTGTCCCCTTCTAATCGTGGGTCATGCCCGATAGCTTTCCTGATGCGGTTCTCGTGGTTCCCTTCGAAGCCAATACGCCAAGGTCGCTTCTTCTTAGATAGCTTGTACCGGCCCCAGATACGGTCCATAGCCTCGTTGTAGGCTTCTACGTCACGCTGGTAGGACTGTGCCACAATAGCCTGTGGGTAGCGCGTATCGTAAGTGTTAAGGCTCTGCATGTCAGCCCCATCACCTAGATCAACCACATAATCAGGTTTGATATCTTCGATCAGATCACCTAGCCAAGTGAACCTTTCATTACTTACATCACCATGAGCATGAGCACAAGTCCATACGATTGCTGTCTTGGTCAAAGCTCTTCATCCCATACTAGAGAAACGACCTGATCAACAAAGTGTTCGACCATAATCATTGCTTCATCAAAGTCTTCAAACACAAGCTCTTCCTCACTGAGGACCCCACGATCATCTTGCATAGTGACATACAAGACATAGCCCTCATTGTAGAGAAGACCGAACCCATCATCGTCCATGTCCCAGTCAGGAACTTCACTAGAGTGAACTGGACCACGAAGCACATTCACTACTTTAGCCATTCTTCAGGAATCTCCTTATCTGCATAAATGAAGCCATGTTGGTCACACCAGTCACCATAACTGGTCTTAGACCCTTTGTTTATCTTAGCCTTAGAGTTAGAGAACACAAACCTAATGTCTAGCTTAGGGTATTGCTTCTTGATAAGCAAGTGTTTCTTCCTGTCTGCACTCACGAACCTTCCCTTAGTCTCAACTATAAGACCATTAGGAAAAGTAAAGTCTGGTGTGTAGCTCCTGACTTCATCCACTTGATACTTGATCTTTGTGGTTTCATATCCGAACTCAACACCAGACTCTTGTAGTTGTGTTGCAACCTTGACTTCTAGGCCAGAACGATAGCCTAGTCGATGGGCGGCATCCATACTTGATTTTCTTGTCGCCTTAGCCACAACAACCTCGCATTCATAATTACTCGTTCAACATCGTTCTCGTAGGCTTCAACACACACTTTGAACATTTCTACGTCAGTTTGGCACTCTGAGAGCATCTTTTGTGCTGTCTTAGGACCAACCTTGTAGAGGCCAATAACGTGGTCTGCGTTATCACCAGTTAGTACTTGTTCATAGAAGTTGAACATTGCAGCTTCTTCAGTTATCTTTTCCCAGCTTTGCCTTCGTGGATTATAGATAGTACCGGGGATAGTCCTAAAGTCTTTATCGACAGATACAATAACGCAATCAGGATATAAACGGGTTGCTTCAATAGCGATATCATCATCAGCTTCTTGCCCTTCGCTGACTGTGGCTCCGTAGGAATCAATCAAGTATTGCCTAGCAAAGCCTAAAAGTAAGGGTTTCTCTCGACCTACTCTGTTCATCTTGTAGGTCCCAGAGACTTCATTACGAAAGTTACCCTTCCCTGTCAGGAAGATTTGATAATCCTCTTTTGTAGCGTAGGGGTTGGTGGCCTGTAAGATTTCCTCAATGATCTTATCAAGTTTATCACAGATACCACCAACGGTCTGCCCATCCTGACTAAACGCTGCTTGATACGTCAGCGGATCGCCATCAATGAGTAGTTTCACTTAGCACGCATCCCTTTAACAAAAGCTTCGTACTCTGGTGTAGTCAGGTAATATGACAACACACAATAGAAAGAACTGAGGGTCATAGCAATATTATCAGGTGTCTCAAACGGATCATTCTTTGAGTCACTCAAGAAGCCAATGACCTCTTTAAGTTCTTTGATAATGATTTGCTCCCGTAGGTCATAGCCGTCATCATCACTATCAATGATGGCTGTGATTAGATCAAGTTTACTTTGAGAGTTCATTGTTCACCTTAAAGATTGTCGGGAAGGCTGGTTCTAGTACCTTACGAATTTCACGAGCAAGCAAGACATGTTCCCATTGGGTAACACCGGGATCATCACGCACATCAAGATAATGCAACCAACTACGAACTGTTCCGTTCACATAAAGCTTACTCATGGTAAGCCCTTCGGGAAGGATTACACGAGCACACTCTTTAGCTACAGAGTGTTTACGCATGTTAGTGTAGAGCATTCTGGCTTCAGAAGCCAAAGCGTCTGCGTTGTAGTCAAACCTATCTTGCAAGGTTTCGTCTAGATCATCAACACTGTTCTGACGGTTCTTATCATCTTGCCTACGGAACTCTCGGCTTGTAAACTCAATCTCATCAGAGTATCGTTGACTAAACTCTTGGAAACAGAAGCTACGATGACGTAGAAGCTGACGGGTGATATCCCTTGGTGCCTCTACCTCAACAATAGCGTTAGCCATCTCAAAGACTGACCAATGTTTGTTACGGATACAATAGTCAAGAAGCTTAGAGTAGTCAGGGTTATCTTGGTTGTTGGGGTTGGAGACCCTCGCGCAGTACGCGATGAGAGCCTCCGAATTAGCTGCTGGTGTACCAATAACAGGTTGTGTCAAGGCCACCAGCTTTGCGCTAATCTTCATTGGGTGCTGACCTCC